GCGCGTGGTCGACCGCGTTTGAGTTCGACGAAAGTGCTGCTGTCGGTTCGCTACGATGCGGACATCGTCGAGGCGTTCAAGGCATCCGGCGATGGTTGGCAGACGCGCATGAATGATGCGCTTCGCGACTGGCTGAAAGATCACCAACCCGCCTGAAATAGAGCTTGTGAATTCGCAGATCTTTTGCTAATGTTTCGTCCGTGGTGAGTTCGCTCGTCCAAAGAAAAGCCCGCACGGTTCACGCCGCGCGGGCTTTTTCGTTATGCGCCTCTTGCTTTGATCATTGCATCAGCATGTGCGTATGCCGACTCGGCAACCACGTCGAACCAAGACTTGCCGGGTTGTTGCGCTGAGCCAGCCGCCTTTGCGATCAGCGGCGGAAGCGCTGCAGCAGCGAAGTAGTCGCGCAAAGTCATTCCCGCGTGTGAGACCGGTTCTGCGGCATTTTTGTGCGCCCCGACTTCGGGAACTGGGAAAGCTGGTCCACCATTCGACATCTGATTCTCCTTATTTTGTGCCGGCCCTTCCGGCGCAACGATTCTACAGCGGTGTAATCCACGTAGCGTGCGATTGGAGCGCAGAATGAGCCGCAAGCTATCAACGCTCAAGCCGCGCATTCAGGCGGCGAACACCAACCGCGTTGCAACACTCGAAGCAAAGGCGGGCACGACGCCACGTGTACGTGGCAGCGCGTGGGTGAAGACGCGGCAGCGCATAGCCGTCGAGCAGCAGTTCAAGTGCAAGCGCTGCGGCTGCGTGTGGTTGCCGTGGCGCGATCAGGTTGACCACGACGTGCCGCTCGAACAGGGCGGCAGCAACGACGATGAGAACCTCAACCTTTTGTGCGTCGAGTGCCACAGCGCGAAGACAGCGCAGGAGGCGGCGGCACGCGCACGAGGCTGAACGAAGCCGTCCTGCGGCCTGCTGATGGCCTCTGCGACGACGTTGGGGGTGGGGGGTATCGAATCTCTGGCGTTTCACATGCCGGGAAACCGATCGTTCTCTCACGCGCAGAATTTTTCCCTTTTTGGAGCTTTTGTTAATGGCTTTTAACAGCAAGAAACGGCTCTTTGCCGATGCTGTTTTGGCCGGAAAGTCCAATAAGGACGCGGCTATAGCGGCAGGCTACAGTGCTGCGACCGCCTCGGCCGCCGGCTCGCGTCTTGTTAAAGACAAGGACGTCGCCCTCTACCTGGCTGCCCAGCGCATCCAGCAGGAATCGAAGCCGAAAGCCGAACCGCCGGCGCCGGATGAGAAACCGGCCCCGAAATTCGATGTCGAGTCGATGACGAACTTCACCGACCCGAAGGCGTTTCTGATCGCCGCCATGAACGACGGTCGCACGGAACCGAAATTGCGCGTCGACGCGGCGAAGGCGCTCATGCCGTTCGTGCATGCCAAGGTCGGCGAGGCCGGCAAGAAAGATGCGAAAGCTGATGCAGCGAAGAAGGTCGGCGCCGGCAAGTTCGCGGCGACGGCTCCCCCGAAGCTGGTGGTGAACAACCGGAAGTGATCGATGGAATGGAAGACAAGCTGCCTCGACTGGGCCGAACGGCTCAAGCGCGGCGAGTCCATCATTCCACCGCCGATCTTCCCGGACCAGGCTGAGCAGGCGCTCGCGATTTTTAAGCAGTTGAAGATTGTCGATGCGCCGGGCAGTCCGACGTTCGGCGAATCGTGCGCACAGTGGGTGTTCGATCTGGTGGCGTCGATCTTCGGCGCCTACGATCCTGACAGTGGTCGTCGGCTGATCACAGAGTGGTTCATCTGCCTGCCGAAAAAGAACTCGAAATCGACGATCGCGGCCGGGATCATGATGACCGCGGTGATCCTCAACTGGCGACAATCTGCTGAGTTCGCGATTCTCGCGCCGACGATCGAGGTTGCGCAGAACAGTTTCAGTCCCAGCCGGGACATGGTGAAGCACGACGACGAGCTCGACGAGCTGCTGCAGGTTCAGACGCACATCAAGACGATCACGCACCGGAACAGCGGCGCGACGCTGAAGGTCGTCGCGGCAGACTCAAACACCGTCGGCGGCAAGAAGAGCGTCGGCACGCTGGTCGACGAGCTTTGGCTTTTCGGCAAGCAGGCCAATGCCGAGAATATGCTGCGCGAGGCGATCGGCGGACTGGCATCGCGGCCGGAAGGCTTCGTTATCTATCTGACGACCCAGTCCGATGATCCGCCGGCGGGCGTGTTTCGCCAGAAGCTCCAATACGCGCGCGATGTACGCGACGGCAAGATCGAAGACAAGCGCTTCGTCCCGGTGATCTTCGAGCACCCGCCGGAAATGGTGGCGAGCAAACAGCACCTGAAGGTCGAAAACCTCGGGATGGTCAACCCGAACCTCGGCTATTCGGTTGATCAGGAGTTCCTTGAGCGCGAGTTCAAGAAGGCGCAGACCGAGGGCGAAGAATCGTTCCGCGGCTTTCTCGCAAAGCATGCAAATGTCGAAATTGGCCTTGCGCTGCGCTCCGATCGGTGGGCGGGCGCAGAGTTTTGGGAAGACGCCAGCTCGGTACCGAAGCTGACGCTTGATGACCTGATCGAGCGCTGTGAAGTGATAGATGTCGGCATCGATGGCGGCGGCCTCGACGACTTGCTCGGTCTGGCGGTGGTCGGGCGCGAGAAATCGACGCGCCGCTGGTTGCTATGGACGCACGCATGGGCTCATCCGTCCGTGTTCGAGCGTCGCAAGGAGGTTGCGCCAACGTTGCGCGACTTCGAGAAAGACGGTGACCTGACCGTCGTCGACCAGATCGGCGATGACGTGCGCGACGTCGCCGACATCGTAGCCATCATTCACGCGGCCGGCCTGCTCGACAAGGTCGGCGCTGACCCCGCCGGCATCGGCGGCGTGCTCGACGCGCTGGTCGAGGCCAATGTGCCGGAAGACAAGGTGATCGGCATTTCGCAGGGCTGGAAGCTGTCCGGCGCAATCAAGACGACTGAGCGAAAGCTCGCTGAGGGTGTGCTGGTTCATGGCGGTCAGCGAATGATGGCGTGGTGCGTAGGGAACGCGCGTATTGTCCCGGTCGGCAATGCCGTGAATATCACGAAGCAGGCCAGCGGCACTGCAAAAATTGACCCGCTTATGGCGGCGTTCGATGCCATCACGTTGATGAGCCTGAACCCGCAGGGCGGCCTGATTATCGGCGACGACTACGAACTCATGACGGTATGAACGCACACATTTTCAACATCTGCCTGCTGATCGGCTGGCTTCTGGCGCTTGCCGGCGGCGTGCTGCTCAACTTGGGTGGTGGGATGATCTTCGCGGGTCTGCTGTTGCTTGCGATTGTGCTCGTCGTCACGCGAATGGTCGGCATTTACGTGCCCAAGCGCGAAGAAAAGGATGCTGACTGATGTTCATTTCGCGCATCAAGGCAGACGGCGGCGACCGGTCCCCGTATGGGAATTTCTGGTTTGAGCCCGTCACGACACGTACCGCGTCCGGTATGCGCGTCTCGCCTGATCGTGCGTTGCAGTTGCCCGTCGTGTTTGCGTGTGTGCGCGTACTTGCCGAGTCGTTTAGCGTGCTACCGATGCGTCTTTACGACGTCGGCGGCTACAAAAAAACGCCGATCCGCAAGCATTGGCTGCTCGACCTGCTGTGCCGTCGACCGAACCAGTATCAGACGCCGTTCGAATGGCGCGAGATGATGCAGGGGCACCTCGCGATGCGGGGAAACGCCTTCAATCAGATCGTCACTGACCGGCGCGGCAATATTACGGACCTGATCCCGCTGCATCCGGACCGCATCAAGATTGAGCTGCTCGACGGCGGTGGTGATTTCGATTACCGGTATCGCTACACCGACCGGTTCGGTTCGGTCCGAGTGTTCACCCGCGGCGAACTGTGGCACATCCGCGGGCTCTCGAGCGATGGCATCGTTGGCTTGAACCCGATCGAAATCGCACGCGAGGCGGTGGGCCTCGGATTGTCGGCGCAGGACTACGGCGCGCGTTTCTTTCAGAATGACGCGAAGCCGGGCGGCGGCTGGATAGAATTTCCCGGCAATTTCAAGGACAAGTCGGCTCGCGACACGTTTCGCGAATCGTTTCAGGCAGCACAAACCGGCCTGAATCGCGGGAAAATCGCCGTGCTCGAGTACGGCATGAAATTCCACGAGCTAGGCCTGACGAACAAGGACAGCCAATTCCTAGAGGCACGGCAGTATCAAGTTGGCGACATTGCGCGCATGTTCCGGATTCCGCCACACCTGGTCGGTGACCTGAGCAAAGCGACGTTCTCCAACATCGAGCAGCAATCGCTCGATTTTGTCATCTACACGATGACACCGTGGGCCGAGCGCTGGGAATCATCGATTGAGTCAAATCTCCTGCTCGAGCAGGATCGAAACATCGAAGTTGAGTTCGATTTTGCTGGCCTGCTGCGCGGCGATCAATCTGCGCGGTCGATGTTCTATCACAACGGCATTCTCGACGGCTGGATGACGCGGAACCAAGCCCGTGAAAGCGAGAATATGGAGCCGATCGATGGCCTCGACGAACCGTTGATGCCCCTGAACATGGTTCCGGTCAGCGATGCAAAAGCGCTGCAGGCGCAACAGCAAAAACAGCCGCCGGCGCAGGGAGCGCAGGAGCCGAAAGACCCATCCAGTACGGGCGAACAATGAGAAACGAACGATTCATCACGTGGTGTCTCGCCACCCCGTGGGCACTCATGCCCGAGCGTATGGCGGCTTACGCCGCGGTGCTCGCTCGGCGCGAAAGCGGAGTTCACGCCGACATCGAGGACGAATCGGCACAAGGTGTGTCGGCCGGGCCGCGCAGTCGTGGCAATGCGCGCGCGGGAGCCATTGCTGTCATCCCGGTGCACGGCGCCATCGTCCAGCGCGCGAGTCAGATCAATATCTGCGACGGTGGAACCAGCACGCAGCAGATCAGCGCGGCTCTAGCCGATGCTTCGGCTGACGACACCGTTTCGCAGATCCTGCTCGACATCGATAGCCCCGGCGGTTCTGTCTACGGCGTGCAAGAGCTCGCGGCAGAGATTCAGCAGGCGAAGAAACCGGTCATCGCTGTGGCGAACAGCCTT